GTTGGCTGAGCAAGAAGCCGCAAAAAAGGTTGAGCAAGAAGCCGCAAAAAAGGCTGAGCAAGAAGCCGCGGACGCAGATATGGCACGTCAGTTGGCTGAGCAAGAAGCCGCAAAAAAGGTTGAGCAAGAAGCCGCAAAAAAGGCTGAGCAAGAAGCCGCGGACGCAGATATGGCACGTCAGTTGGCTGAGCAAGAAGAAGTGGACGAAGAGATGGCACATCAGTTGGCTGAACCACAATTTGCAGTAAGAAATCGCGTTGAACCAGTGGCAACAAGATATTAATTTTGCATCTTATTTTATCTTTAGTACTGGCGTTTACGTATTAATATTATTCATTAAATTATATGTCATTAATATAATGGTTAATATGTATTTTAAAATATACGGGCAACAAAGGACGGGCACTAATTTTACATCATCAATAATTTGTTGAATGTAAAAGTATTCATGAATATAGGTGGATGGAAAATTAATCAAAATTCCTGATCACACAAATTTATTAAATACTGTTGATGAACACACTAAAAAAATACAAACGTACACGAAACAATTAATTTATTTAAAAATAAAAAAATAAATTTTGTGGTAACAATAAAAAATCCATATATGTGGATAATTTCTATTTCAAATTTTGAAAATGAATTATTGACTTCTGAATATGTGAAGAAACAAATTCAAATATGGAATATTATGTACCTAAATTATAAAAAGTACATCATAAAAGGTAAAGCATATCTAATTAAATATGAATTATTACTACAAAATCCGCATGATGAACTTAATAAAATTGCAAAAATATTTAATTTAACTGCAATTAATGACGTTTATACTTTTGAAAAAAACAAATTAAATCCAAATACCAATCATACTATTGGTAGCTGTTCAAATATAGAATTTAATGAACATAAATATGATAATCCAAATATTAGTGAACTATTAACAAAAAAAATAATAACAGTTATAAATAAAAATATTGATGTAACGTTAATGGAATTTTATGGATACGAATTAGAAAAAACACAGTGATCTATAAATATATTTTATTGCTTTTCTTTAAAAAATATATAAAAAAAAGGTTTGAATTGTTACATATCATGCACATTACTAATATAGAACTAAATAAAATTCACATGTTTGAAAAATTTCAGGCAAAACTAGAACCAAACATAAATAATATAGTTGGAACAAACGGCTCAGGTAAAAAAACATTGGTCAATACAATTAATAAAATTATTGGAACAAATACAAGGCGTCTCAATAGTTTTTTTCCTGAATCTTGTGGACATATTCAAATTAATTTTGATGACGATGAATCATATTTTTTGCATGTTATGTACATTTTTTTATTATATAATAACAATAAAAAAAAATATATAAGTCACGACACGATAACGAACTCATTACAAAAAAATATATTTAGTGACGGAATAAAAATAAATATGGATAACATACAGAATAACACAAGAAATGAAAATAAACACATAAGTTATATTAATAACGATGATGTTATTGAACAAATAAATAACGATTTTACAAAAAATAATTTGAGTGAACTAAACAAATACAACAACACGTACGGTACAAATATATCGCCAAATGAAACCATAAAAAAAATAAAATGGTCAAAATGTAACACATCACAAAATAATGAGGCTACGCAAAATGAAAATAAATTAACAAATTTATGTCACATGGAGTCAAATGATAACAGTATACATGACATATTAAATGTCACATATGATGGATACACAATTTTTGATATCATAAATAAATATGAAAATTGGAAATGCAACATGACGGTCAACAATTATGAAGGTTTCCATGGCATCCGTATTTTTCACATTATTAATAGTTATATTTTTGATAAAATACGATTTGTAAATCTTGTTCAAAAAAAATCATACAAAGATATCGTGACACATATTGAAAATTATGAAGAGGATTGCAACTTATTACAAAATGAAATGAAAGAAAATCTTGCGAAATTTAATTCATTAAAATATAAAGAAAAGAAATTTCATAAATTTGATGTCATAAATAATAATCATCCTGAGGAATATCAAGATGCGTCAGACATGTTTGCGCATTCATCAATAAAATCACAAAAAGTTACGACATTATATAATAATAAGAATATCAAGGCATCCGACACATTTATTGATAAACAAACAAAATTATTGAATGATTATATTGATAACATGGACGGCAAATGTATGGAAAAAAATACGCATAATATTAAAACATCTGATCCAGCACGATTTAAACTGATGCAACAATATTTTAATGACGCAACACAAAAAAAATTCGATGTTAAACAAATTTGTAAAGATGGTAAATATGTGTATATTATCGGTGACACCATCGAAAAATCATGTGCATGTAATGCTGCACCAACAATTTGTGCATGCGGTGCACAAGAAATACATATATCTCATCATACACAATACAATGTACCAATATTATGTTCCACTGGAGAAATAGAATTAATAAATTTTTTATATGAATATACTGATAATGACGCACAAATAATGTTTCTCGATAAACCATTTATTAATTTTTCTTCAAAAATTAGAGCCAAATTGATTACTTTACTAAACAATAGCGGAAAACAAATAATATTTACATCTTATGATTGTGAACCTACAAATGAATTAGTAAATGTAATACAAATAGCGGAACATAATGATACATCAACAAAAAAAACAAACAGTGGAAATGATATATCAACAAAAAACAAATCGTTAGTTAACACATTTAATGATGAATTCGAAGTAAGAAATGAATATTTAAATAATGGAAACTATAGTGAACCTCTAAATGATGGAGACAGTGGTGAACCTCTAAATGATGGAGACGATGGTGAACTTTTACTCAAGTCATTTTTTTAATACGCGCTTTATTTTAACAATTGACGAATAAAAAATTAAAATGATAACATTACGACGAATCCTTATGATATCATAACGTTATAATTAACCGAATTATGATGCCATATAATATTGACGTGGTTAACAAAATAAAACAACTTTTAACTAATGACGTGGATAAAAAATGTGAATGAGCATGTACAACAATATAAATATGTATACTATGATTGTCGTAATGTGCATACATTAAGTAACGTTATTGTTGACGCAAGATGTAAACAGGAAGCAATACTCAAAAGTTTTGAAATAGTTCCAATGGATGAAGAACATATATTGGAATGTGTTAGAGACATTACAAATAATGCACAATTTAGTTATGATGAGTGTATAGATTTAGACAGCACAATGAAAAACATAATTAATGGTAAATATGATAAAATTATATTAGAAGAAATAACTATTGATTATACTTTTGATGACTCTAGAAATCAGATATTATGGATAGAATTGCAAGAAAAAATAAAAATAATGATATTTATTTTTTTGACACTAAAATTAGTTTAAATCTAGAATTTCCTTCAGACGATACATACGTGTGAACATTAATGACATCATGATCAACTTGTGAAAATGCATTAAAATTATAATTATTTGGGACCTTAAAAACAAATAATGTTGCTTTATGTTTAAATTTATTGTACACTTCACTTATTTCCATATTGTCCATAAATAAATTCATATATTTATTATCTTTATAATTACGTCCACCCCATGGTGCATCGATATAAATTACGTCTTGTGATAAATCTTCAATTATTTCCATAGAATTGCCTTTGAATAGTTTTACATTTTCTAAATCATACATATTTACGTTATGTTGAAGAGCCTTAAAATTTTCATTATCGAGTTCAATTGAATTAACTTTGTTGAAATTTAGTCCAAATTGAATTGTATCAGAACCCACATTTGCTGTGCAGTCAGTTACCGTTATGTTTCGTGATGAAAAAAATTTTGATATTAAATTAGTTATGAACAAAGATCTTGTTCGACCGCTAATGCTATATATTGCTTCATCCGTAATTTTTAATTTATTTGGATTGACATTTTTATATACAGGAAAACCACTTTTTATGATATGATTTGTTATTTTGACAGGCTTGGACATTACGAACTATAACACAATGATGTAAAATAATATTTATATTTATTTTTTATGACTCAAAAAAATTAGTGCAATAATTACATATATTATCATCTAAATTTATAACGAGTTATTTAAGTGCATTATATTTTATGTCATCAACACATAAAACATATAAATTTTACACTATGAAAATATGTAACGAATATTGTGAAAAAGTTGCAAATAATATACATTATTTATGAGATCATGACTGAACAACAAATAAAAATTAAAATACAAAATATTTGTGACGACTATCTCAATGATTATAATGATAAATCAACACAACACATTACATATTTTGATAAAACAAATATCATTAATTTTCTTAGTCGTGAACAAAATATGAAAAATATTGTTGACCGTATATTTCAAGAAAAAAAATTAATACTGCATGACTATTCATGTCCATGCGGTAAATTATATTATGTTACTGACATAAATGACACAATGTATGATAAAGAAACTGATTTCGATTGTCAATATGATGATGTAATCAAATATACGTTGATATCTATAATTGATTCATACATCGAAACAAATGATCACCAAAACGCATTGACATGATGCATTGACATGATATGTCTAAAAAAATTGAAATCACGCACATGCTGAAATACTTCATATTATAACCAATATCAACACATTACTTTAATAATAAACAATTAAAATGAAAATATATTACAATGCATACAAATCACGAGACGGCAAAGTAAAATGCACAGTGCACAAAATAATCAATAATAATGATGAATTTTCGTTGGCATTAGAACGCAGAAATAAATTACTAAAAAAAGTAATCTATAAGGACAATAATAAAAGTGTGGTCGATGAATATAACATGAAAAAGCTTTATTCTGATGAACAAATTGATGAAATAAATAAGGCACTCAATGAAAATATTCAAAATAATATATACACAATATATTTAAATGCAGGAGCATGTATTTATAGAATTATGGAACGCGACGGAATCACTCTTTAAATCACACATAAACAACATTATTTTATTATGTATAGCACATAAAAATTGAAATTGTGAATATGTTGAATATCCCTTTATGTTAACATTAAAACCACAGCAAACGACAACACACAACGAACTTACAATGTCGTCACGCACTACCAGCAGCCACGTAACAATCGAACCAGCACCAACAGCGAAACGAAGCAAATTTATGGAGAAAATACGCAAAGTCAAGCGTCTGCAAAAACTTAGCAGCAAACGAGGAGGATCTTTTGGCACTGCAGCTGCGGCATCCATCAATCAAACCACAACCACTATCGCAAATACCGTGATCTTTGAAGTACAAGAGCCCGATGAGTCAAAAGTTCCTGAGAAGCCTGCGAATGATTGTATATTTACACCAGGATGCGCGGGGTGTCAAGGAGTAGGGTATCAACATCACATTACGCGGTGTAGGCACCATAATTGCTAGAATTCGTTCACAGTTCTGTTTCTTTATCGAATCGTCAAAATTAAGTATGCGACAACACATTTTTTTATTTGCGAGATAATAAACAAAAAAAATGAAATTATTTATATATGATATGTCTATAATGTTTTACATCATGAATAATATAACGTCAACATAAACATGGGTTCATGCACTTCTAAAATTGAAACATCAGAAACAAAAAACAAAACTTTAGAGACGAAAAAATATGACGAACCAGAACCTTTGTGGAAAACAGATCCTGTTCAACATGAAATGAATCAGTTTGTTGCTTTTTATGGCGGTAAGAGAATTGATTGATGATTAGATGTACAAATAATTAATTTACAGCCTCACTAATTTTTGTGTTCTCACATGTGTAACTTTATTTTGTGACGTCAGCATATTGACAAATAATTGAAAAAATATTTTCACCGATTGAATTAAAACTATTATGTATATCGACAACATCATAATTTTCAACAATACACTCAATTAATTTCACATTTAATTTATAACGCTTGCAAATATGATGTATGGGCATATTTCCATCCATATCGACACATGTTAAATTATGTTTATTTTCAGCGTAATAATTAATTACTTTTATCACGACGTCATCTTTTGCATGTGCACAAATATAATTTATTAAAAATTTTAACATGATAGGATTTATGTTTACCATAGGTTCATCAATATTGTTAATATTTTTAATAATATCTAAAAAAGAATCGTATGACATATCACTAATAATTTTTACAGTTTCATTAATTGTAGCATCTTTAATCATTCTTATTTGTATTTATTCGCGGAAATTATAGTTTGATTATATTAAAGAAGCTACATATTTAATATTATATGTTCAATTTTTAAACATGTGTAAAAAATTGAATTTATTAACTCAAATGTTGTTTATTTAGATAATATTATGCAAATTAAACTGTTTATTAAACAAACATGGGTATCATGACATCTAATCATGTATATAATAAAATGCAGCACAACAGTGTTAAACATAATGATATTAAGACAAACATAGAACATACATAACAATACAAACAAGAATTTAATAAAAATTATAAATTATGTGTCTACGTTTTTATGAAGTTATATGACAGCGAACATGCGGCATATAATTTTTTAATGACAAATATAAAAAAAGACTACAATAATGAATGTATATTTTACCATTCCGCAGAAAATTTACAATTAGAAGATAAAATAATAAAATATGGTGACAATAATGATGTTGTTGACATGATGAATTATGGACATTTAAATTTTACGACAAACTTTTTTATAAAGAAGTTTTTAGGAAACAAATAAATGATATTACGAATAAAAATCTTTCATAAATTTATTTGCTAAAATTTAAACAAATGAAATGTGTATGAATGCTATTAAACGAAAAGGTTTTACGTTATATTTTGTCAAAAAACAATATAGCGGTACGTTAAAAATAATTTAAATGATATATGTACAAACTTTGCATTTAAAATCAAACAAATTAATATCATTATTTAATAAAAAATTGAATATATGAAGTGTTTGAAGATGCCATATTTATACAACAACAAGCATATATATAAACGCTATGACAAATTAATTATCTTTTTATTAATTTGCATCAGATGGTGACACATTTGATAACTTAAAAAAGAACAGTCGAGATTTATCCATCAACTGTAATTAATTAAACAGCCTAACTTTCTTTTTGTTAGTCTGCACTAGAGTTTGATACCTCTTGTGACCGAGTTAATGTTGCGCTTAAGTAACATAATTCACTAAGAAGAACAGTAGAGATTTATCCCTCAACTGTAATTAATTAAACAGCCTAACTTTCTTTTTGTTAGTCTGCACTAGAGTTTGATACCTCTTGTGACCGAGTCCCATATATATATATATAGCAAGTGACTAAAAAGAACAGTCGAGACTTATCACTCAACTGTAATTAATTAAACAGCCTAACTTTCTTTTTGTTAGTCTGCACCAGAGTTTGATACCTCTTGTGACTGAATTAATCTTGCATTATAGCAACATGATTCACTAAAAAAGAACAGTCGAGACTTATCACTCAACTGTAATTAATTAAACAGCCTAATTCCATTTTTGTTAGTCTGCACTAGAGTTTGATACCTCTCGTGACCAAGTGATTAGGAACAATTTATTTATCTAAATTTTGAGAACCTATTTTATAAAAATATTATTTTATATGAATAATAATCAAAAAAATTGAATATGTTAAACGTTTAGAGTTCTCATTACTAAAAATTTAAATTATACATTCAAACGACTCAAACATGGCAGCATGCGCAGAAACTGAAAAACGACTTGAAGAGGAAAAAGAAGAAAAAGGAGAATCACCAAAAGAACAAATGTTCGAAGCCAAACGCAAACATGAAAAAGCTTGTGTGCTTCTCAGCGAACTCAACGTTTTATGTGAACGTTTGATAAGTGACAACGGTGGCAAAGGCATGGGAAAAGGCGTCAACGGTGGCAAAGGCAAAGGTGGAAAAGGCAAAGGTGGAAAAGGTGGAAAAGGTGGAAAAGGTGGAAAAGGTGGAAAAGGTGGAAAAGGTGGAAAAGGTGGCAAAGGTGGCAAAGGTAGCTTAGGCAGTCCAAGAAACATTTTGAGCGAACCCGCACCGTACGAG